CTTGTTTTTAAGAGGAGAAAACGATAATGTCTGTTAATAAATTTAAGTTTGTTTCGCCTGGGGTTTTTATTGACGAAATTGATCAATCCCAACTGCCGGCCGAGCCGGCCAAAATGGGGCCGGTAATCATTGGACGCGCCGAACGCGGCCCAGCAATGAAGCCGGTTACAGTTAATTCATTTTTAGAGTTTGTTGAAATATTTGGTGATCCGATCCCTGGCGGAAAAGCAGATGATGTTTGGAGAAACGGTAATTATTCAGGCCCAACATATGGCGCATTTGCCGCACAAGCATATTTACGAAATAACAGCCCCATAACGTTTATTCGACTTTTAGGAAAGCAAGATGTTTTAGCTAGCGCCACTCTTAGCGCCAAAGGAATGGCCGGCTGGAATACGAGCAACCAAGTAACTGCAACCCATCCGGATTCCGGCGGCGCATATGGACTTTTCGTTATTGAGTCTGGATCTTGCAACCTTAGTGATGACGTGGAAGGCGACGGCGCCAGCATCGTCGGCACTTTCCGCGGCCAAGAACTCCTTACGGGAACTCTCGCCGCTGTCTGGTATATGAACGAAGGCTTCGCGGAGTTGTCCGGCACCTATCGAGACGACTACGAAACAGCCGGCACCACCGAACAGACCACGGGCTCTTGTGTTATGGTTCAAAGTTTGGGCGGCACCAGAGAAAGTACAGAATTTAAGGTTATTCTTAAAGGCACAGACGCGTCAAACATCATCGATACAGCATTTAATTTTGATCCTTCTTCAAGCAAGTATATTCGAAAAGTATTCAACACCAATCCAATGTTGACAAATTCAGATATTTATTCTACAACAAAGAAATATTGGCTTGGAGAAACTTTCGAAAGAGCAGTTGGTGAAAAATTAACGGGCGACGGAGCTGGCAAAGCTTTTGGTTTTATTATAGGTCTTTCTTCTGGAAGTTCAGGGACGTCACAATATGAATATAGCAAACAAAGAAAAGAGTCCATTAATGCTGAAACTGGCTGGATTATCTCTCAAGATCTCGCAAATGTAACATCAGGCGAAGTAGACGAGTCGTTTAGTGTGCTAGATCAAAATCGGCTCAAAAGGTTATTTAAATTTATTGCACTTGATACGGGTGAGTGGAACCAGAAAAACTTAAAGGTTTCGGTTGTTGATATTAAGCCTGCGAAATCAGACAAAACCTGGCCAACATTTGCAATTGAAGTTCGCAGAATTACAGATCACGATAAAAACAAACAAGTCGTTGAAAAGTATTCAAATCTCAATATGAATCCATCCTCGCCAAACTATATTGCACGAAGAGTTGGTACGAGATTTACGACGTGGAACGCTACAGATAGGCGCTTGGAATATCATGGTGATTACGAGAATGTCTCTAAATTTATGAGAGTTGTAATGCATGAAGACAGCCCAACACGAGAGCACATGCCTTTTGGCGCCTATGGTCCAATTCGATTCGCCGGCTTTACTGTTCGCAGTGGAAGCGCGTTTGTTGGAGATGCCGCTACGGAATATACATTCGGGGAAGCCTCCGCAAACGTATCCCGAGCGCATGCGAGTTCTTCGGATGCGGCGGGATCTGTCTCGGTGGGAGAACACGTAACATTTACAGGCAGCTATGAATATCCGGGAGTAGCGCTTCGAATTAGCGCTTCAGCAGGTGGCATAATTGATGATACAAAAGCATATTTTGGAGCGGACACTACAAAGCGAGCAGACGGAAATGTACGCTTTGAAGAGAGTGTTATAGACTGTGTTCGTTCTTTACCGGGTCAAACAAAGGATACGTTTGATATCGTCGACAGCCCAATTGTAACAGGGCACACGAATGCGGAACGTTCTTGGGTTTTCACATTGGATGACATTAGCTATGATAATACTACTAAGAGATTCCACTATGCTAGCGGTAGCCGCAAATTGGGCAATTCTTGGACTGCAATAAGTGGTACAACAAATTTATTGACAAGCTCTGATGCTGGTATCAATAAGTTTACGACTGTTTTCTATGGCGGTTTTGATGGCTTAGATATTAAAGAGCGAGAGCCGTTTAGAAATGAGGATGTTTTGAGTTTGCAAGATGAAACAACAAGCTATGCTTATCACACTCTTATGAGAGCAATTGACATAGTGCGAGATCCGGAACAAGTCGAATGTAATCTAATGGCAATTCCTGGCGTAACTGATAGGAAAATTACCGAACGCCTTGTAAGAACTTGTGAAGAACGCGCAGATGCATTAGCAATTATTGATATTGAAAATGACTTTGTTCCCGACACAGAAAATACTAGTGACGACGCAACTCGTTTAGGCAACGTCGCCCAAGCTGTAAATTCCATGAAGGATCGCGAACTTGATTCAAGTTATGGTGCCGCGTATTACCCATGGGTTCAAGTCAAAGATAGAGAATCTGGAGTAATGCTCTGGTGTCCTCCTTCTGTTGTTGCATTGGGCGCCATGGCATACAGCGAAGCTGTAAGAAATGTTTGGTTTGCCCCAGCCGGCTTCTCACGAGGCGGCTTAACTGCGACTGGAGCCGGCGGCCTTACAGTGACCGGCGTACGACAACACTTAACTTCGAAGCAAAGAGACAAGCTTTATGATGTTAATGTCAATCCGATTGCTTCGTTCCCCGCGGAAGGCATTGTAATTTTTGGTCAAAAAACCTTACAATTAACGCCATCTGCACTTGACAGAATTAATGTTCGACGACTGTTGATTTTCCTCAAAAAGGAGATTTCAAGAGTCGCTTCACAGACTTTATTTGAGCAAAACGTCAAGGACACATGGAACGGATTTTCAGGCCATGTTGACAAAATTTTAAATGACGTCAGAGTAAACTTCGGCCTGGCTGATTATAAATTAGTCTTGGACGAGACCACCACCACACCAGAGTTGATTGATAGAAACATTATGTACGCCAAAATCTTCTTGAAACCGGCGCGCGCAATTGAATTTATTGCACTTGATTTTATTATTACAAGCTCTGGCGCTTCTTTTGAAGATTAATGTGGGAGAAAAAGAAAATTAACACTACTTATTAATGAATCAGTAGTCTTTTAAGGAGAAACAACAGATGGCACAAAATAATTTTTGGTCCAATGCCCCCGAAACCAAACGCTCTTTTAGATGGGTAGTTAGAATTAATAATATCGCCACCTATTTAGCAAAATCAGTTTCTAAGCCGGGTTTTTCAGTTTCTGAAATTTCCCACAGATTTATTAATCATACGTTTTGGTATCCCGGCCGAGTAGAGTGGAACCAAATTAGTGTTGTTTTAGTTGACCCAGTTTCTCCGGATGCCGCTTCTACTGTAATGAGTATTATTGAGGCCTCTGGATATACACCCCCGCACACCGGTTATGTGGACTATTGGCCCACAATAAGCAAGGAGCGCGCAACTACTTATTTAAATAACGTAAGAATTGAACAAATTGACCATGATGGAAACAATATTGAAAGTTGGACTTTACATAAGCCATGGATTAAGGATGTGAAATTTGGCGACTTAAGCTATGATAGCGATGATATCATGACTATATCGTTAACATTACGTTACGACTGGGCTTATTTGAAGACTTACAACAAGGGCGAGAATTTGGCTGGCGCCATGGCCGGCAGTATATACAATAACGGGAAGACATTCCCGAAAGGCCATAACAAAGCCCTTTAATAAGTGAAAATTGAAAAAAAGATAAGAGGTAATAATGAGGAATAATGAAGAGCGCCTTAAACCGCGTGACGTAGACTCAACCCCACCACCCACAGAAGAAGTAAAAAATTTACATTTTGTAACACCTACAGATTTTGTTGAACTCCCTTCAAGAGGACAATATTATCAAGAAGGCCATCCTTTGTGTGGGCAAGAGCACATAGAAATTCGACAAATGACAGCTAAAGACGAAGATATTTTAACTTCAGGTGCGCTTTTAAAAAAGGGCATTGCGATAGAAAGGCTGGTTGAGAACTTAATAGTTGATAAAAATATTAGAGTGGAAGACCTTCTAGTGGGCGACAAAAATGCAATATTAATTACTGCGAGAATATCTGCTTATGGAGCCCTATATGAAACTAAAATAAAATGCCCTTTTTGCGATCATTTTTCAAATTATGAATTTAATCTGGAAGAGGTAAAAGTCGATTATGGCGAAGCTGACGCCGAAACTGCTGAGTTGACTCAAAATAAAACATTTTTGATTACACTGCCGGCTAGCAACGCGCAAGTAGAAGTAAGGCTTTTGACAGGAGTAGATGAGCAGAAATATATGTTCATGCTGCAGCAGCACAAAAAACATAATTTAAATCAAGCAACGGTAACAGATCAGATGAAAATGTTTGTTGTTGCGGTGAATGGAGTTTACGACCCATCGCAAATTTCAAGCTTTATCGACAACATGCCGGCAAAAGACTCAAGACATCTCAGGAATACGTACTCGAAAATCTCTCCAAACATAGATTTGACGCAGGACTTTTCATGCCTATATTGCAATTCGGAGACGAAACTGGAGGTGCCGCTCACCGCGGACTTTTTTTGGCCTAAGCAGTGAGTACATGCAGGATGTATATGAGCAATTCTTTTTATTAAAATATCATGGCGGCTGGAGCCTTTTTGAGGTCTATAATCTCCCCGTTGGATTAAGAAATTGGTTTGTTAAGAGACTTACGAAACAGTTCGAACAAGAAAAAGAAGAATATGAAAAAATGAATAAAAATTAATATTTTTTGAAGCCGAGGACTCCTCGGCTTTTTATTTTCAATTTAAATACTATTTACTACAAGAAGATGGAGGATTCCTTTCATGGAGCAAAGAATTATATCCGAGGATAAATTAAATTTACATCATTTAGATTTAAGATCTGTGCAAAAAGGTCAAATTAATGAAAGTTTTTTGGCAATGTTCGGAGAAACACTTAAAACAATTTTGAAAAGAATGTTTGGCAAGATCCCAACATCAGATGAATATAAATCAATGATCGCAGAAGTCGAAGAAGGCGAAGAGGGCAGTCAATACGAGGAAGCTGATGTTAAAGTTACTGGTACCAAAGGGCAACTAAAAGCATTGGCCGCGGCCCTGGCAGCTGAAAAGAAATATATGGAAGCTTATGTACGCTGGGGCTTAAAGGACGAAAGAACAAAAGAAGCTCGGTACGAATTGTATGATGCAATTGAAACTTTTGAAAACATAACTGGCCTACTGTGGCCATTTAAATAAGGAATACATTAACCAATGGCTGACGAGACGGGCCCGCCGATTGATCCAAATATATTAAATGCCCAAATAGCCGGCACGGAACAATTGCGTGAGCTACTTTTTCAAATTAGTTCAATCAAAAACGCGCACACGCAAAGCGAAGCGGAGCTATTGCAATATGCCCAACAAACAGTTCAAACTTTCGATACAGAACTTAAGCAAGTTTTACAAATCAAACAAGCCACAGGCGAGATTTCTAATAGCGAGCAGCAAAGAAGTTTTATTCTCAAAGAAGAAGTAGCGGAACTCAGAAAACAATTAAATCTTATAACCACCACAGACGCAACAAGAAAAAGAAACTTAGAATCTATCCGAAGGCAACAGAGAGCGCTGCAAAGTGAGATTGAAAAAGCAATTACTAGCGAGGGCGAAAAATCACGAAATGCCCTGAATCTCCAAAGCCAAATGAATTCGCTAAAAGCACAGGAAGAAGGGCTTTTACGCGGAAACTTGCAAGTAACTGACGCGCAGCACGATAGTTTAGTTAAGAATATTTCTGCTCAAATACGATTTAGAGAAGCGGCTATGCAGACTTCTAAGCATTCTGAAAGTGCCATGAGAATGTTAACAGGCATAAGCAGCGATTGGCAAAGTACGATGCTGGGCGCCTTTGGTACGATGACAAAATCATCTATGCAATCTCAAGGGGCCGTTCAGGGCCTGGTTAGCTCAACAAGTAATCTTGTCAACTCTTTAAATAATGCCGCATCTGTATCAAACATTGTTGGCTCAACTATAATGAAAATTCAAGAGAAAACGATTTATATGGTCAACGAAATTGATAGATCACAAGTCTCAATACGATCAGCAACTGGAGCCTCTCAAGAATTTGCCCGCGGCCTTACAACAGCATTTAACGACAGGGCCATTAAACAAATGGCCGCTTCATATGGCGAACTAGCCCAGCTGCAATCGTCTTTGTTCGGTTTGTCAAAAAGATATTCAGAGCAAACTGCTGCCGAAAGACTAGCATTAGATAGGCTTGGCATAGCCGCCAATCGAGCCGGTATATCTTATGACGATTTTGCTAAGGTGGTTGATAAGTCTACTCGTATATTTGGCCAAGAATCAACGAGAGCGATGAATCAATTGTACAATACTGCAATTAGTATTGGCGAAAAGCCAGCGCAAGTCGTTAGAGCATACCTTGGATCTTTGGACACCCTAGCTCAGTATTCAGGTCCGCAAGCAATTAGGGTTTTCCAGCAATTAGTATCAGTGCAAAAGGCTACCGGCATCGAAACACAAAAACTTCTCAGCGTTGTTGCACAATATGATACATTTGAGGGCGCAGCTACTTCAGTTTCTAGATTAAATACAATTTTAGGCGGCGCCTACTTTAACACACTTCAAATGCTCAAGGCAGATGAGGGAGAAAGATTACAATTGCTTCGTGAGGGTTTTCGAGCAACTAATATGAATTGGGACGCGCTTGGCAGGTTCCACAAAAGAGCCTTGGCTACAGCCGCCGGATTTAAAGAACTATCAGTAGCCGCGGCCTTTTATAAAGGAGATATGGAGAAGGTCGCCGCACTGCAACAAAAAGCCGAACAACAAGTTCAGGCCCAACAAAGATTGGCCGAGGTTGGAATGCAATTAGTGCCTATTGCACAGAGGCTCGTACGCGTAATGCAAGAATTTGGCACTTTTGCGGAAAAAGTAGTGCCCTACATACAAGCATTTGCTAGAATTTTAAATCAAATGGAGCCATCAACCGCATTATTGGTTGTGGGACTTTATAAGCTTTCTCTTGGCATCGCCGCTTTCACACTTAGGGTATCCGCGGCTAGAATGGCCACAGCCGGCTTTGCCGGCGGTTTAAGCAGCTCTATCGGTGCAATTCTAGGGCTAGTCCCCTTATTAGGCACGCTTGGTTATGCATTTTATCAGCTTAATGAAAAAGTCCACGAGAAAAAATCTCCGCCATTTTATCAAATATTTGGCGTCATGGCCCAGGGAATGCACAGCTTTGTCTCCGGAGCCGAAAATGCAATTGATGCAGCAAGAAAGTTGGGCAATACAGTATCTGCTATGCCAACAGAAAAAATGATTAAAGTAGCTGCCGTAACAAGGCAAGTGGGCGCAGCCTCTGCCGCGGTTTCTGGTGGCGCCACCGGTGCACGTGCCGCTTCCGTCCAGGCTCAATCGACGGCTGTAGCAGTCAACGTGGCCAGGCAAAATGCTCTACCAGCCGGCGGCGGAGCGGGTCGACTTCCTCCCGGCGTACTAGTTACAGATAGCATTAATGTGAAAATTCCTGGCTACCAATTCAACCAAGCAGTTGGAGACGCCGTACAGGACAATATGACACGCAGAGCAAATGCGGCACGCTTAAGGAGCACTTAGCAAATGGGGAAAATTAAAAATGTTATAAGTGGCATGCCTAGTGACATAGGCTATAAAGGGGACTGGGGAAAGATCATATTCCAACATTTAGGCTCGGGCGACGACGGCAACGGCAATTTAATGGTTGAATTTAAGGCTTTCATCAAAAGATTCACAGACAATTTTGATGGATCTTGGAGCGAGCAGCAATATCCAAATCAATCTGTGCCAATTGCGCACCAAGTGCGCCCCAGGCGAAGTCTTCATATTGAATGGACAATTCCTTCTGCGAACGAAGCCGATGCTATAACTAATTTAGCAAAATGCTCAGCTTTGGCGCAAATGATGTTTCCGACTTTAAAAAAAGCTGGCGGGAACATGTTTTATCCGAGGTCTTCCTTTATAGGGATTAAATTTGCAAATTTTATTCAAAAACCAAATGGTGATCCATTGCCCGGGTATGTTAAAGGCTTTAATTATACTCCGAACTTTGAAGAAGGTGTTTTTGTAACAAATGAGAAAAAGGCCCAAGTTCCACCAGAGATAAAAGATGCAATGTGGACGAGCACTCCCACAGAAGGTCTTTTGGCCCCAATGTTTATAGATATATCTTTAGATTTTGTTCCGTTTTATGTTCGATCAGAGGTGGGGTATGTGCACGGAGAAGGCTGGAAAGGCAAAGGCTGGCCACATGGCGCGGATTTCACGGCACTCGCAAAGAAAGTTGATGGCTGGGGAGATTCCGCAGATTTATGCTTAAACGACCCCAAAGAAAAGGGATTTGCTGGATATGATGTGTGCGCACGCTCAGCAACTGGCGGTCGCAAAACTATTTTAGGATGAGAAGGATTAAATTAAGTAATGCGTTATAAACAAAGATTAATTGGCTTGAACAACCATGAGCTATATAGAGATCATTTTGAAAACCGCGGTATACCCTTTGTTCGTCAATATACCACTCCGACATTTGTCCACCCAACCGCCGATCAAACACAAAATTTAAGTGAGATCAATCACGTGTGGGTTCAGGGAGATCGATATTATAAGTTGGCACACAGATATTACAATGATTCAAAATTATGGTGGGTGATCGCATGGTATAATCAAAAACCCACGGAAAGCCATGTTTCGCTGGGAGATATTGTATATGTTCCCACTCCTTTGGACACCGTGCTTAAATATTATAAGCTTTATTATTGATGAGGGAATATTTTAGATGGTAGATGTCAATGCAGAACTTGGCCGACGCGCACGATTTCAAGAGCAGTGCTTCCTTTTGTTCAATAGAGTGCAAATAAGAGATGAATTGCAGAGCCAAACACGTCAAGAGATAGATCAGGGCGGGAAAGACCTGGGCCCTGCCCGACCGGCACTTACCTACGATCACATAGTAACATTAAATTCAGACGATCCGTCAGTGTTGGCTTCCCAAATAAATGCCATTGATGGTGCAGATTTGTTTTTTGGTTTAGATGCTACAATTATTTCCCAACTAAAGCCAATTGTCGAGCTTTATAAAATTTATCCACACAAAACAGCAACAACAGCAACTGGCGTAAGCATTCCAGCCAGAGTTCCATTTTTGTTGGGAGAAGGAATAAGAGATACTAGCATCACCTCAGTCGAGGCCCAGGCGGAAGGAGGCCTAGCGGCTATAGATGAATTATTTAGAAGCCACCACACTTTGGGCAATGTGATGCCACATGATTTTAATATTAAATTTGCCGGCAAAGATATTGCCTGGGTGAATGCTATTGATCGATTTAGTTTTAGTTTATCTTTTTCTTCATTTAAGCTTTTTAATCATGAATTTGTGAGCAAACTTTCAGAAGAACACGCGTCAGAAGAGATGGTGTGGTCCTATACAGATTTAATATCAACTTCAAATAAATTTGTAGTGGACCCGTCTGGTGTGGCACCAAATATAGCCGATGTTGATTCTATGGGGGCTTCTGAGTGCCCCGCAGACTTTAACAATATCCAAACAAGCCCAAACTTTAATCAATCTACTAACCCTGAGCACTTTGAAATTCAGGCCGTGATAAGATATGACGACTCAGCAATAAATTGGGATTTGGCTGGTTTTTCAACAAAAATGGAGAATACTTATGTCGATGATGTGAAAAAAGAAAAATTAAAGAATTTTTTACGAAGCTCTGCATTGGTTGTTCGTTTGCAGTTCAAACAACATACAATTCGCTATAACGTAGGCGCCGCCGGCGGCACTGATGCAGAGTTTATTCTTGATTTAGATTATGCTGCATATCTAGAGGGTGTATTGAATTCTCCTGAACTAAATTTATTAAAATTAAATGAGGATCATGAGAAGGCTTTATCTTTGCTTGATCGCGACCTTGCCTATACTAAAAGATTGTTGGCCGAGGTTAAAAACAGGGAACTCACTTTAGAGCAAGCAGTGGTCGGCACAGAGGGTACAAATTCTAATCATATCGCTAGAGGATACACAGATTTTCGAAAAAAATTAACGGCACCAATTAACAAAGGCGGAATGGGAATGTATGGACAATGGCTAATTAAATTACCAATAGATGAAGCGGGAAAGCCAGTCCCGGCCGGCCAAATCATCCCCACAGAAAGTCAATTAGAAAATGAGAAGCGCCGCGCCGGCGCGAACCCTAAGCGACAGCCAAAGTGGCACAATGAGGGCAAAAGGCTTCGAAGAAATCTATCACCAGATCCGGACAGGGGCGAAAGATTGCGGCCAGGCCAATCAGAAGCAGATTTTCGCTTAGCCACGCAAAGACAAAACGCAATTGCAGTTTTTGAAGAATTGGTTAATCAATACAAGAATTTTTTAGCGCGTCGCCGGCGAGCATTTCAGCAGCAGCGATATAGATTTTTTTTCCAAATGCTTTTGACTCGCGGCCGGCTTTATAAAGTTGAAGCTACGCGCGCCTCACTTGGCACCAATGCTCACGCAACAAAAGGCGATCTTGTGGTTGCACAAGAAAGAGCAACACAAACACCCGGCGGGGACAATCAATATACTGCCGGCTCCATTCAAGTTATACGCGGGGGCTCCGGCGCCACCGATGAATTTTCACCTGCCCAAGAGAAGCTAACCGAGTTTCAAAAAGAGGTGCTTGAGCCGCTTTTGCAGCCCGATTTAAGTTTTACTGGTATAAATAGAAGCATAATACCAGGTCACCTCAAGGAGGGCAACAATAAAGCAATTGCAAACATAGCGGCAGACAAAGATAATTTAAAAGTTTATTTTACAACTTTTGGCGACATTATTGATATTGCTGTTGACATTGCATCGAGAACTAAAGTTTCCACCGAGTCGGAGAAAATGGTAGGTACGTACGGCCCGGGCCTTTTTGAGCGCCGATTGGGTATATTGATTGGTCCACTATTTGATGAAGACCCAGTGGCTGCACGAGTTCGAACGGAGATTTTTAATTTAGCGCATACGCCAATTTCTCTTTCGTTGTTGATGGGTTGGTGGTTGAAAAACGTAGTCGGAAAAGATAGGCAAACTTATACATTGGGCAATTTTATTCGAGATTTAATTAAAGATCTGGTCGCTAAAATGTTGGGTGCATCTTGCATTGAAGATGGCGGACGGCGCCATGAAAATATTAAAATTTTAAATTTTACAAGCACAGCCTATAAAGGGCCGAAAAACACGGTTATTCCACCCTTTTACCCAGAAGGGCCGCATGCGAACACTACCTATCCCCAGGCGCCGCACGTCGGGACTTCAAATGTTGATTTTATGAACACTACAAACGGAGCTTTGCATCTACTGAACGCCAATACCAGCGAGAACCTGCCATGGATGGATCAGCTTGGAACGTTTCCGAGAAACGCCGCTGGTAAGATAACAGAAGTGCGCCCCACAACTCCATTAGAGCTACAATTTAATTATATGCTCATTTATGTACATAGCTATGCTCCTCAACATCTAGATCCTAGCAACGAAGAGCAGAATACTAAAAGAGGAATTTATTATTTACATTTAGGAAAAATGACATCTATAATCCAATCATGCGCATTCACGAGGATGGAAATTCCTTATTTGAGAGAAATGAGAGTTGCCGGCGCCGCATCTAGCACTGGCGCGCAAATGCTAAGAGATGTATATGACGCTAATATTACTTTATTTGGCGTTAATGCATTTAAAGTAGGTTCTCTTGTTTTTCTTGACCCGACTAAAGATGGCGCTTATGACTTTAATGATTGGAAAAGATTGGGCATCGGAGGATTTTTTGTGATAACTGAAATTGAACACGCTCTTTTACAAGAGGGCAGCGTAACTCAGCAAACAAAATTAAAATTACGGTATGTTTCTGCCGGCAGCTGCCCGCCGCCTCGCAGCGTAAAAACAAAAAAAGTCCCAGCAGGCACGGCAACAACCAATCCGGGCCGCACAGCAACAGGAGCCAAGATACCATAAAATGGCATATACAAAAGACATACAAAAGCTCTTTGTTCTCGGAAAAAATTCATTATCCGCAGAGCCCATATTCACACAGAAAAAGCTCTACTACGATAAAATATATCCGGACGGTGACTTGCCATGGATTGATCGCACAATGGATTTCGTTAATGAAAATCCTTTATATGGCAAAATTAATTTAGAAAAAGACTTTATTTATCCCAAAGTAGATGTCAGCACCGTTGCACTTGAAGGTGGTCTAGTTTCATCACTTGGCACCATGAGACATTTAAAAACCGCATCAGGCGTCTCTGCTGGTGATTTAAAGACTTTTAATTTTGTCGCCGAGGCATTTGAGGACCTCAAATCTTATATTACGGCACAAGCCAATAATGGGCGGATCCAAACGGGTGGAATAGTTGCTAAATGTGAACCTAAAAAAGCTTTTGTTGATCTCGAATCAACTTATAAAAGGTTCAAAGAGCTTCATTGGGCGTATTTTTCATTAATATATTTGTCGCTTCCTTCCGCTGACGACAGTTTAAGAAATTTTTCTTTAAAAGATGAAATTTATAATTTTCCTCAATTTATGAAATATTATGTCGAGTTTTTAAAAACGGCCGCCCCAGAATTTCCAATTACATTTAGTGGCATTTTAAATACTAAGCATGCATCACCGCTGGCGACTGGCCTATGCATTGAGATACACGACGCAGCATATGATGATGATAGCGCAAAGCAGCAATTCATAGAGGACTCTAATTTTACTTTTTTCAAATGTGCCGCGCGACTGCATGGCTTTATTTTAGATAGAAATGTGCCATGGAGATTGGTTGCCGATGTCACATCTTATAAGATGAGAGAATACATGCGCATCGCCTTCGAAAGGCCACAAATAGAAATAAGGCAGAGCGAAGTGCTCCAAGAAAGGTTAGAATTATTACAGGAAATGACACCGGCTGTAGTCACAGCGGATGATATTGTTGATGGCAATATACCAGATCCGTTAGGTGCTTGGCCCCCAGAAAAAGTTTCAAATTTTCAAAAAGAAACATTATTGCAAATAGAGGCAGTGAAGGCTGAAATTGCCGGCAACAATGCAGAAAGCTGGGAAATGGTAGAAATTAAAGGGGCGACAGACCCTAAAATGCATTTGGCTGAAGTTGAAGTTACCAAAGATGAAACTGGCACAACAGAAAAACAAATGATGATGGTACCAGATTGCGATGGTACAATCTGCCCGACAAGGATTATGAAATTAGATTTTTTCTTTAAAGAATATTATAATAAGGCACACTTAGAAGATATTTGGAGTTTGCGAAAAATGATTTGGCAATATTGGAAAAGCTGGATCAATAAAAATCCGTATACTAAAAAAATTCGCACCGTAGGTTGTACTGAAAACGGCTTTAAGACAAAAGTTATTGAGCACAAAGAAGTTCAAGATATTAAGTGGCGGCAATATAAATCTGAATATGGCGAGTTCTTTTGGTTGAAATTCTATTTTGATACGCGGATACATGAAAATAAAATAAAATTTAAACCTAGCGATTACAAGAAGAAAATGAAAAAAATTAATTTTTTACATAAATCATTTGACTTTTATCGCGCCGTAGAGTATATTAATGAAGTGACAAAACACAAGATGCCCGAAATACAAGATATATATGTTTCGAGCCCAGAACCAGAAGAAACGATTCTAGACTGGTCTTAGAGGTTGATTTGCTATTTCAAACATTTGATGATAAAGAAAGATGTGCCGCACTGTACGCGAAGGGGAGACTTTTCTTCAAAAAGTCTCCACCCAATTTAACTAAAACTTGGTCATACTCAGAATTTTTAGCAGATAAAGAAGTTGAATGCGCACAACTTTATTGCGCCGGCAAATCTTTAGATCAAATTTGTCCAGATTATTTAAAAAAAGATTGGGATAGGGTAAACAACAAACTAAAAGCTTTTTATAGATCTATTCTAGAAGCAGAATTAGATCTCAATGAACACTGTTTTTACGATATGGTTCCACAAAACTTTCTAATTGATTATGCAGAGATTAAAAATAAAATATGCGGCCATATTTTTAGCACATATGAGAAGCCGCAAAACTATGATTATTTGCTGGACCTAGCAAAAGTTTTGGTCGAGATCAAAAATAAAAAATTAAATATAGACACGAGACAATTAAGCACAGAACTTCATAAGTTTAAAGTTCGACGTTTTGTGAAGAAAATTAAAAGAAGCGCACCGCGGATAAAGTACGATCCCTTCAGAACAAAAACTGGCCGCTTGGCTACGCATTCAAATTCTTTTCCCATTTTAACAATGGATAAATCCTATCGTACAATTCTCAAACCAAATAACGATTGGTTTTTAGAATTTGATTATAATGCGGCAGAGCTTCGTGTAATGCTTGGTTTACTGGGGAAAGAGCAACCAAAAGAAGATCTACATGAATGGAATTTAAAAAATGTATATAATGGAGCCGGCACACGAGAAGAAGCAAAGAAAAGAATATTTGCTTGGCTGTACAATCCAGAATCAAAAGACACTCTCTCAAGCAAGGCATATGATAGAGGTGAGCTTTTAAATCAGTATTGGGACAAAACTAGTGTAAAAACATGCTTTAATAGAGAAATTGAAGCAGACGCGCATCACGCACTGAACTATATCATTCAGTCAACGGCTGCTGATTTATTTCTTCGACAAATGATTGAAGTTTGGAAATTGCTCAAAGGCAAAAAGTCTTACATTGCATTTTGTATGCACGACTCTCTTGTAATTGATTTTTCCGAAGAAGAACAGTTTTTGTTAAATGAGCTTAAAGAAAAATTTGAAAATACACAATTTGGCAAGTTTAAAGTGAACAGTTCGGCTGGAAAAAACTATGGCGAAATGAAAAGATTAAACGTCTATTAGCTAATTATATAAAAGAAAGAGGCAAAATGAAAACAATAGTTGGCCTAGGCCAAGCTGGTTGCAGCATCGCAGAAAAATTTAAAAAATACCCTCAGTATAAAATTTATAAAATAGATGTTGGCTTGAAAGGAGCGAACTCGTACGCAATAAAGCACCAAGATCATCCAGAACTTTACGAATCTAAATGTCCAAACTTGAAGACATTCCTTAAGGAGGTGAGTAATGAAGTACTATTTATTACAAGCTCTGGGGACATCTCTGGTGCTTTGTTGCGTATTTTAGAACAAATAAAAAGCAAAACAGACACTAGTGTGTTATATATAAGGCCAGATTTAAGTCTATTATCCAAAACAAAAAAAATGCAGGAGAACCTAGTTTTCCACGTATTACAAGAATATGCACGTTCAGCGGCCCTTAAGAGGGTTTATCTTGTCGATAATGCGCTATTAACAGAAATTGTTGGAGATGTTCCAATAAAAGAACATTATAACTATCTAAACGAAGCCATTGTCTCCACGATGCATATGATTAATGTATTTGACAATTCTAAATCTGTATTGGACAACTTCTCTCAGCCGATAGATACTGCAAGGATATTTACTTTTGGTTTGGTAGACATCGAAGAAGAAAGCGGCGAAAGAGTGTTCTTCGATCTTCAAATGCCTCGCGAAAAGAAATACTATTATGCATACCCAGAAGAAATAATTGAATCAGACGGAACGCTGATGAAAAAAATTAAAAAACATATTAAAAAAAACACAGAACATGATAAGATGAAGATCAGCTACGGGATATATTCAACAAACTACGAACAACCTTATGTTTATTGCGTATCCAGCAGCACACTTGTTCAAGGAAGTGAAAAAAATACTTGACAAACAAATAATAAATATGATATATTAAAACCAGCAGAGTGAGAGAGTTATCATTCTGACTTTAACGAAGGAAAAAAACTACTATGTCAATTAATATGGAAAAAATGAAATCACGGCTTACCACCCTTAAAA